GCGCGGATCGCCTCGGTGTTGCCGTCGCGCTTGGCCTCGGCGAGCGCCATCTCGACCTCGAGGCGTTGCGCCTCCTGCTCCAAGAGCAGCGCCTCGAGCTGCTGGCCGTTGAGCTCGGCCCACTCGGCCTGCAGGTCGCGCAGCCCGGCCTGGGCTGACTCGGCGAAGTCGGCCATCTTGCGCCGCGCATCGTCGAGCGCCGCGCGCAACGGCTCCAACTCCTCCTCGCCGAGGCGCTGGTTGGCATCGATCAGGCGGTCGAGCTTATCGGCATACTCGCTCAGGCCGATCGAGCCGGCGTCGAGCGCATCGGTGAGCTCGCTGAACTCGGCCTGCAGCCGCTCGCCGCGCTGCGCCAGACGTTCGGCGGCGATCTCGGCCTCGATGACCTCCTGCTTGAGCTGGGTGATCGCCAACACCGTGGCGTCGGTGTCGCGCAGGTAGTTGAAGGCCATGTCGACGCGCTCGGCAAGCTGGTCGGCCGTGGCGCCGGTCGCTTCCAGCTCGGCCTCGAGCTGGGCGATGCGCGCTGAGGCCTCGTCCACCGCGCCATCGCCGACGAAGTCGCTCGCCTCCAGCGCCTCGATCGCGCGGATCTTGTTGTCCCAGCGATCGGTGGCGTCGACGATCCCCTGCACCGCGTCGGCGGCGGCCGAGGAGTAGCCGCGCAGATCGGCGATGGCGTTGCGGATCTGCTCGCGGGAGTTGAGGAAGGCGATGTTGAGGTCGTTGCTCGACCCGACGACCCGCTGCACACCGTCGCTTGCATCCTTGGCGCTATTGCCGAGGTCGCGCTGGCTGTCGGAGAGGTTGCGGGTGGTGTCGGTGACGTTGTTGTTGATGTCGTTGAGCATCTGACGATGGCGCATCTCCTCGCGCATCGTCTCGATCTCGCGCAGACGCGCCTCGATGCCGGCGTCGAGGTCACCCTTGAGCGCGGCGATCTGCAGCGCCTCCATGCCGGCGGCCTCAGCGTCATCGAGCCGGGCGGTCGCTGAGGCGCGCGCCGCGGCCAGCTCCCGCTCCTTGGCCGCGATCAGCTGGCCGATGCCATTGATTGCCGTGTCGCGCGCCTGCGCCTCCAGGCGCAGTGCCTCAGTCTCATCGCCGCGGGCGCGGGCCTCGTCGGCGAGGTGCTGGAGGTGATCGACGCGCAGGTCGATCTCGGATTGGAGTTGCTCGGTGGCGCGCTCGGCGGCGGCGAGTTCGAGCTGACGCTCGGCAGCCAGCTCGCTGAGCGCCTTGGCGTATGCCTTGGCGACATCCTCGGCGCTCATCAGGGCGTCAGTGTTGCCGTCTACGGCATCGCCGTGCTCTTTGAGCGCGTCGGTGCTTTCCCCGGCCGCCTCCCCGAGACCCTTGGCGTCGCGCACCAGCCAAGCTATGGCCTTTGTCGCGCCCTCAGCGTTGACCCCCATGCTGTCAAGCTGGCCGATCAACGCGCCGACGGGGTTGCTGGCTACCTTGAGTGCGGTATCCATCACCCCCAGGGTGCTGGACATCTGCTCGGCGCGCTGGTTGGGCGCCTCGATCGCGTTGGCCAGCTCGGTGAGCGCCCCGGCCAAGCTGGTGGTTCGCCCGAGCAGCCCGGAGTCCTCGGCAAGGCTTGCGGTCAATCGGCCCACGGACTCGTTGAGTGCGTCCAGTGCCGTGCTCGCGTTGCCCGCGCGCGCCTCCAGCGCGCCGGCGAACTCGGTCTCGCCGATCTTGCGCAGGGCGTCCTGGATGGCCTTGGCGTCGTTCTCGATCTCGACCGTCGTGCCCTTGAAGGACAGTGCGACGCGTTCGCCCTCGACGGTCGCCTTGATGCCGAACTCCTTGAGGCGCTCGAACTCCCCCACGGAGGCGTCGGCCACGGCCTCGATGAAGTCCATGATGGACTTGCCCGAGTTGCCGGCAGCGACGTTGGCGTAGGCTTCCAATGCCTCCCGCGAGGGGTCGAGGCCGAGGTTCTTGAGGCGAATCCAAGCCTGAGCCAGCTCGTCGGCGCGCACCCCCAGGTCGTCAGCGGTGACCCTGAGCGCCCGCATGACCTCGTCGGCCTCTTCGACGCCTCCGGCGGCGAAGGCGAGATCGCTGCGCAGGTCCTGGGCGCGCATGCCGGCGTCGAGTAGCGTGGTAGCCAGGTCCTTGATGGCGTCTAAAGTGACAGCGCCGGCGGCGATTCCAGCCGCCGCCTTGGCCAAGCCACCAAGGGCGGCGCCAGCCCCGTTGGTAGCGTCAGTGGCGTCTCTAGCCTCGTCGGCAATGCGATCCAGACCATCGCCTGCCTGCTTCCCCGCTCGCCCACCCGCAGCGCCGACGCGATCCAGGCCGTGCTCAGCCGCAGACGCCGCCTCGCCGCCGAGCGTTTCCAGCGGCGAGGCGGCGTCTGCGTCGGCCTGACGGGCGGCGTCACCAACGCCATCGAGCGAGGACTTGACGCCATCGAGCGCGGCCTCGGCCTCGCTGCTGTCGGCGTCGATGCGGAGTTTGAGCTTGAGATCATCTGCCATGCTGGCAGCATCGCTGCCAGACGGGCGCCTGTCAGTGAATCCGGGTTAGCGGGGGGGCTGCGCGGCGCCAGAGCGGCGCCGCGGCGGGGTTACATCAGGCCGTGATCCTCAGTGCCGCCGCTGCGGCGGTCGCGGCCACTACCATCCAGCGCATCATCACCTCCTCAGCCGCCGCTTGCCGCTGAGGGCTGACCGGCGGCCGAGTCGTCAGGGTGATTGTACTCAGTGAAGGCCCAGACCAGCGCCCCGACCCAGCCGAGGAAGGTCCAGCCAAGGAGCAGGTTGAGCACGAAGATCGCTTCGGTTTTGCTGTGGCGACGCCCCTTTGCGACCAACCCTGGCAGGAAATAGAAGGCGAGAGCAAGCAGCATTAGGAACAGGATGACTACCACGCTGACGATCTCCTTCAGCGGCAACGCCTCGAAGATTTGCGCGGCGAAAATCGCGACGGCAGCGACCACGGAAAGTATGGCGACAGCGAGCGCACTCGTTTTGTTGATCTCGCTGCTGCTAAGCGCCCTGCTTTCGCGCGCACCACGGGCGGATCTTTGGCGGGTAACTTGTGGCCTGCGAGGCTTTCGAGCTGCTCGGCGCGATGGAGCGACCGTGTCGCGAGCGATCGTCTGAGGGTTGAACGCCGGCCGCCCCGTATTCTCCGCCCCGCAACTCTGGCACACCCAGGTCACCGCGTCCTTGCTCGTCATCGTTTGGTAGCCGCACTTCCGGCAGTGCCGCCACTCCATATCAGTTACGCCACCCATGGCCCCTCCCTTGCGACTCCTTGGATTGATCGCGCTGGAGTATCGCCCTACACCACCAACAGCATCAAGCTCACCCGCCAGTACGGCGTCTGATCCGCGGCATAGAGCACAGGCTCGGCGAGGATGGCGCGTCCGTCACTGTCGTAGCGCCACCGGACTTGGTGGCTGTGGCCGTGGCGCTCAAGCGTCATCTCGAGCTCAGGGAGCGCGGCCCAGGCGCTGAGGGTGTCGAGCTGGGCGCGGTCGATCCAGGCGGCGTCCTCGGCCCAGGGGCGGAGGGTGAGGGCGCGATATTGCAGGGTGGCGACCTGCACCAGGGCTGCGCCACCGAGGCTGGGGGTGATGCTCTGGCGCACGCCGGTGCGGGCGTGCTCGTCCTCCCAGTAGAGATCATCCGGGAGGTCGAGCGCGGCGCCGGTATCGAGCCGGGTGAGGCGCATCAGGGGTGTCAGACCATCTGCACGCGGAAGTACTTGGACTTGCCGGCACCGGTCTTGGTCGGGTCGAGCAGCACCTTGCCGGTGACCTCGAGGGCGGCGAAGTCGTCGCCGAGCATGGAGAGGTTGGTGGCCGCGCCGATCTTGAGGCGGAAGATGTCGAGCACCACCGGGCTGTTGGAGTTGGCCTCGTTGAGGCCACCGAAGGACAGCTCGTAGACCGCGCTGCCGCCGGCGAGCGCCTCGATGGCGTTGTAGCCGGCGTGGGTGTAGTCGACGAGGATGGCGGTACCGTCGGCGATGGCGCCGTCGAGGATCAGGATGCCTTCGGGGCGGACTTCGTAGTCGGCGCCGGCGACATAGGTGGTGCCGGCGGGATCGGAGGTGACGGTGACCTCGGCGGGCCCCGGGTGGGCGAGCCGGATCAGCCCGCCGGGGTGGGCGGTGTGGGCCTCACCGGTGACGCTTGCCCCGGTGACGGCGCTGGTGGTGCCGTAGACGGCGCGGGCGAGGTTGTCGGGGTCGAGGTCGTGGAGGGTCATCTTGGCGTTGATACCGGTGATGCGCGAGACCGAGGCCCACTGCCCGCCGCCGGGCTGGGTGTAGTCGGTGAGGGTCTTCTCGTCCTCGCTGATCTCCAGGTCGAGCGCCGAGACGTTGCCGATGGCCTTGAGCGGGGCGTCGCTGCCGGCCAGGCGCAGGTAGACCTGGCCGGCGTTGAGGGTGGGTCGGTAGGCTTGGGTGGTGATGGGCATGAGGGGTCTCCGTTAAGCGGCGGTCGTCTTGCGGACGAGCTCTGTGGCGAACGCAAGCGGCACCATCTGGTAGCCGGTGTCGTATCGCGGGGTTGGCAGGTCGGTGAGCGTCAGCGGTTGGCTGGTGCCCTCAGGCTGCCAACCCATCAGCGCCTCGAGCACGCTATCGGCGAGCGCGCCGGCGTCATTCAGTGCGGCGGCACCACTGGCCAGCTCGCGGAGGTTGCGCGCCACGCACACGCACAGCCAGCGCTGGGTGATGCGCGCGGCACGGGCGTCAGGGCGCGACTGGGCAATGGCGCCACCGTCGTAGACGACGTAGACGGCGGGGGCGATCTGAGTGGATCGCGCGAAGTCCTCGGCGCTACGCCCCTCCAGAACCTGCACGGTCGCAGGGAGGTGCGCGGCGAGGCGCTCGACGATCTCGGGGCCGAGGGCGAGCAGCGAGGGCATCAGTAGTCCTTCAGGGTGTCGTGACTGAACTGCCGCTCAGGCGCCCAAGCGACAGGCGCACCAGCACCGCCAAGCGGCGCGACGCCAAGAGTTTCGGTGCCGGCACCAACGCGCTCGAGGAAGCGAACGGCGGCCTCGGCACGACGATTGACCGGATCGTCGTCGGCCAGCACGCCATCGTCGTAGAGGCGGTAACGGGCAATGTCCGTGGCGTAGGCGGCCAACAGGCGCGATTCGTCCTCGCTGAGTACGCGCCCAGCGCTCACGCGCCCGATCATGGCGTTGGCGGTATCGACCGCCGCCTGGATGGTCGCCGCCGCGGCGTCGGCCGTTGCCTGCTCCTCAGGCGTCCAGCCCGCGCGATCCTCGCCGCGCAAGGTAGCGAGGAGCAGGTCGTCAGGCGGCGGCGCAAACCCCGGTGGCGCGGTGATCTGCGCCAGGCCATGGATGCCGTGAATGCGCGCGAGGTCGAGCGGCGTGATGGTCATGGCGGCGCGAGGGTTACGGCGTCTTCAGGTCCATCACGTTGGAGAACAGGAATCCCGCGTCCATCGCAGTGAGGACGTGCTGATACTCGTCGATGACGTCATAGACCCAGGTCTTGGTGTCGGCGTCCCAGCGCCCCGGCTCGACCATCGGGTGACCCTGCAGGTAGTACTCGTAGCCATAGCTCGGCACCTCGATGTCGCCATCGCCAGTAACCGTTGGCACATAGGCCAGGATGGCGACGTTGCCCCAGATATCCTTGAAGTCGCCGCCATCGGCATCCTTGCCCTCCACCACGGTATCGGTCCCCTCGACGAAGCGGGCGACGCCGAAGAACTCGGCGATCTGGGCGTCGGTGACGCGATCCGGGCGGGTGTTGCCAGTGAAGAAGTTGCTGATAATCGCCTCGCTGCGGCGCAGTCGGCGCGCCACGGCGGGGCCGACCGCGAGCACGTTGGCGCGACGCCCGGTCTTGGAGCGGATCATGTCCTGGGCGGCGTCAGCATCGGCGCTGATCGCCGCCGATCCGGCATTCCAGCGCGAGACACCGGTCAGAGCGGAGTGGTTGGAGGCGGCGTAGCTCGCGGGGTTGGAGGCGATGGTGGCGGCCTTGATCTCCTTCTCTCGCTCGATGACCTCCGCAGGGAGCGCCATGGCGCGCATCTGCAGATTGACCGACGGCACGCCTTCGGCCTCCTGCAGCAGCTCGCGTGGCACCTCGCCAGCAAGCGCGTGCTGGAAGAGATTGACCGAGTCGCCGGTGTAGCCGACCCGGACCCGGCGGATGCGATCTCCCGGGGCGCGCTCGGTCGGGTGACGCCGGAACGCCTCCTTGCCAAAGCGCACGATCTTGGCGCCACGCTTGGCGATCGGGGCGCGCGGGAAGAGCACCGAGCCGATGCGTTGCACATCGGGGTTCTTGTAGCCGCGCACATGGTTGGTCAGGACCGGATCGACGATGCGGGCGTTCTGGGTGTTGAGAGGCATGGAGGGGCTCCTGATCAGACCGCGCTCAGAGCGACGGCGCCGGTGTTCTTGATGACCTTCCAGGTCACATCATCGAGGGCGCGCAGGACCAGCTCCTCACCGATGGCGTCGAAGGTCGCGGTGTTGCTGGTCAGATCGTCGAAGGTGGCGCCCCCGGCAAGGGTCAGCACCACGCTACCGCTATCGAGGGTGTCGACGCGGATGGTGACCTGCTGTCCTGGCTGCGGCGCGGCGAGCGTGAGGCCGCCGATACCGGTGCCGCCGGTGATGAGGGCGACGCCCGTGGGGGCGATGGCGCCGTCACTGCCGTAGTAGACCGGGCGCACACTGCCCGGCTGGAGCAGCATCACGGACACCAGGTCGCCCTCAGCGGTGGCGTCATCCATCGCCAGCGCGTAACCGGTCGAGGCGCGGATGCCGCGGCCCTCGGCGTCCGGGGCGAGCAGCTCGCCGGCGCTGAACGCCTCGCCGGCCTCGAGGATCTCGTCGCCGAGCAGCGTGACGGCATAGACCTCCTGGATATCCGGCGGCGTGATGCCGAGCGGGATGTCGCCGGCTCCGGCCTGGGCGCCGTCGGCACGAGCAAAGCGGTGCGGGTTGACGGTGCCGACGGCCGTCAGGGTGCGGCTGAAGAGGGGGAAGCGTTGCATGTCAGGCTCCTTGAACAGTCAGGACGGCGTCGGCGTAGGACACGCCAGGGTGGGCCTCCTGGTAGGCCAGCGCCCGGCTGTGCAGCGCGAGACGCTCGGGGTCGACCTGGGCCTCGGCGGGCGCGGCAAAGCGGCCCTTACTGGACGGCGGCCCCTGCTCGGGGGCGGCACGCTCGGCAAAGTCAACCTGCTGCGGGAGGGCGGCGAGGAAGCCTGTGAGCCAATCGAGCGCAGCACCCTTGAAGGCGCTATCACCCTCGCCGAACTCGAGCGCGGTATCGGGTTGGGCTGCGAGGAATTCGATCAAGCCGTCGCGGTCCTTGGGGAGTAGTCGACCCTCGGTGATGAGGCGCTCGGCGAACTCGACATGAGCGCGACGGCGGGCGGAGGCTTCCTGCTCGGCCAAGGCCTTCTCGCGGGCGTCGAGTTTGGCTTGACGCGCCGCCAGCGCAGCCTCGCGCTCGGCGAAGTCGACGGCGTCCGGCTTGAGGGGTTCGCGCTTGGGCGGGGTGTTGGATGGCTTGTCCATGGGCTCCTCTGGGGGGTGGGGGTCGGCGAATTCGAGCGTCACCACGCCCGCCTCTTCCTCGCCGAACTGGGCGTCGCGCAACCCCTTGACTGCTGGCGGCTGCGCGCCAAGGAAGCCGACATGGCGCAGGTAGTAGGTGCCGGGCGCCGGGTTGGCCTCAGCGTCGGGGTGGTAGAAGGAGGCGGAGATCTTCTTGTAGCGCCCGGCGGCGACCAGCTCGGCAAAGGCCGGATCGATCTGGTCGGGGACGGCGCGCAGGGTGGCGCCGTCGCGCACCAGGGTGCGGACCCAGCCGTAGGCCGGGGCATCGTGCTTGGGGTGGCCGACGACGATGGGGGCTTCGTGGAGGGCTGGATCGTAGGCGCTGACGGTGGCCTCGAGGTCGGCCTCGGAGAAGGACAGCTTGACCCCGCTCATCGCGGTGTGCGCGCCGGCGCTGAAGATGTCGATAGCGTTCATGCAGCCGAGTGTGGTCACGCGCACGCGCCAGGTCAGTTAATTTGGGTTAGCGCAGGTACTCGCCGAGGATGTCGAGCACCTCGCGCTTGAGGGATTCCGGCAGATCGCCGGCTTGGTCGATGGGCAGGAAGGGGCGCGCGGGGACGGCGGCCGGGCCAGGGGGCATGCCGGCGCGCCCGCCGAACTGATGGATGGCGGCGTACTCCTTGCCGGCTCCGACCTCGGCGAAATTCGCGCCGGCGCGGCGGCTGATGCTGCCGGCCAGCCCCCCGGTATCGCTCAGAATGGCGCCCGGCCAGTGCCCACGCCGCGCGCGGCGCGCCTTGGTGGCGGGCTTGAGGTCCCGCCAGGGCTCGCCGAAGGGGGAGCGCTCGGCTTGGAATGCGTCCTCGGCGTGGTTCTGGAGCGCGCGGGCGATGTCCTCCATCGCTGGGGATGCATCCTCGAGGCGACGGGTCAGTCGGTCGAGCGCCTCACGCAACGGACGGTCTTGCACCTCGATCGTGAAATTTGGCATGGGCTATACTCCGTCGGGGACGAGTGACGCCAGAAACTTTCTGCGCGCTGGCGCGGGGGCCGCGGTCGCGGTCGCCGGATGGAGGGACGGCAGGCCTCCCACTCGTCCACCCCTCTATAGCGACCCGCGCAGCACCTCGTACTGCCTGCTGCGCAGGTCACTAGCCTGCACCTTGAACGCCGTGCGCACCGACTCATAGGCCGCACGCTTGCGCTCGATCCGCCCGCCTTCGATGACGACCTTGGCCTTGCGCCCGTCTTGGCTTGGCAGCACGTAGAGCAGCGTCTTGTTGATGGTGTCGTACAACACCGCCTCGGGTTCAGCGAGTAGTCGCGGCACGGCCTTCCACTCGTCGGCAGACAGCGCGTTGCCGGCTGACTCATGCCGCCGCGCCTTGGGGCCGACCAGTAGTCGATCGCCGAGCACGATACTGCCGTTGGCCACCACCCCGCCGCGCTCGGTCAGTGCCGCGACATCCGCTGCGCCCAGATACCCGATGACCCACTCCAAGCCTCGCGCGCCGCCCTGCGCGAGGCGGGCATCGACCCAGTCGTCGTAGGCTGCGAGCCGGGCCGGGTGCAGCGCGTGCTCACGCAACGCTTGAGCGGCCAGCTCATCAGGTAGCGTGGCGCGCACCCGACTCCAGAGTTCGATGTCGACCCAGGGGGCCGATCGCCCCGGGTTGGCATCCCACCCCGAGTCGACCCATAGGGTGCGACGGCCGCCCTCGGGGTCCGGCACGGAGACGCCGCGCCGCAGATCCAGACCCGGCGGCGCGTCAGATGCTTGGCGCGCCTCGATGCGGGCGTCACCCTCGACCTTGAGGCCGCGCGCATCGAGTTCACGCTGACTGAGATTGCGCGCGCGGCAGCGGCAATTGAATCCGTTGGGCGGCGCGACGACGTCCCACGCCGGGTCGTCGAGACGGAAGACCTTGCCGTGCAGCGCGGCGTGCGCTGGCCGGGTACTACTGTCGCGCACGGCCAGGTACTGCACATAGGGCGCACGGTCGCGCTCGATGTCGAACTGGCGCTGACGCCCAGCCATGTAAGCGCTCTGAAGGTTGGTGCGATAGATGGTCTGGAGCCGACGAGGGCTGCCTGCCTGATACGGGCGACCGTCGGCGTCGAGCTGCTGCCCCCACCATCCTTTCTTGCGGAGCACCTCTTCGAGTTCGCCTCGAAACCAAGGCTCTGTGCGCCCCTCCTGGAGCGCAGTCTCGACGGCGGAGCGGATATCTTGAAGGATGTCGAGTCGCGCGACCTTGGCCACGGTGAAGGCGCGAGCATGCGCCCCGCGCACCATCTCCCACCAGTCCCAGGTGAGCGCGTAACCTTTCGCCTCCAGATAGCGCGTTGCTTGCTCCGGTGGGAGCTGGAAGAGCGCGGCGAGCTCGGCGCTCATGCCCGCCCCCCGGCCTCCAGGCGCCCGCTCACCTCGGCGGCGGCAATGGCGCGGGTCAGTAGATCGACGAGCGCACCGTCATCCATGGCTGGATACCACTCGTCCATGCGCGCGAGGATCTGCTCAGGCGCTTGCCCCTCGGCGAGCGCCGAGAAGAGCGGCTCGAGCAGCTCATCCATCACCTGCCCCCAACCCGGGTCGCGCTCGCCCTCGGCATCGATGAGAGCCTGGGCGCCCTCGCCATCACTCTCGGCGAAGGCTGGCGGATCGGCATTGAGCGACTCAGGCTGGAGCCCGCCCGCCTGGGTCGGTGCCGTCGGCGGGGTGAGTAGCGCCTCCTCACCGCTCGGCTCGGGGATCTTGGTGATCTCGTAGATGTGTCGAGCGGGAATGGGCATGAGCCCGGCCAGGCGCTCAACACCCATGGCGTACGCATTGAGGGCGTCGGGCGGGATGTCGTTGTCGTCGTCAACTCGGCGCCAGACCTTGGGGTAGGCGGCGCCGGGGTAATTGAAGTCGACGAGCCAGCGCACCGGGCCGCGGTTGAAGCTGTCGCACAGCAGGTCCGCGTCGCTCTTGACGAGGTCATCCTTGACGCCGTCTTGCACCTCGGCCTTGTACTGTCCGCCGACAGCCTCGCTGGTCATCACCTGCCCCAGGGTCAGCTTGGCGATGGCGGCATCCATGTAGTCGCAGAGCGCGGCATAGTCGGCGCCGCCGGTGCGCTTTGCCTCCAGCAGATCGATCGTCATGCCCTCGGGCAGGATGACTCCGGCGTCGGTCTGGATGGCCTGGAGGGTGGTCAGGAGCTTCTGTTGCTCGGTCGCCGTTGCGCCAGGCGGAAAGACACCGATCGCGGTCGGGCTGCCGAACTTCTCGGCGGCGATCAACCAGAACTTGATGTTGGCGCGCTTGAAGAGGACCGGCCAGTAGAGCCAGTGGGCGAGCCCGAGGCCATAGGGCTCGTCGTCGTGATCGGCGCCGGTGGCGAATGCCCAGAACTTACGCTCAGGGAGGATCTCACCCTCGGCGTTCGCCAGCGTCTTGAGTCGCAACCGCCCCACTCCATCGAAGACGAAACGAGTGCGGTCGCGCACGCGCACGGCATCGAGGACCACGCGCTCACCCTCGCGCGCCCACAGGCACTCGGCGACCGCCCAGCCGTAGAACACGCCCCAGTGCATCGCGGCGGTCACGGCGTCCCAGCGGATGCGGTCGAGCGTCTGCTCGAGCAGCTCGGCAGCCCGCCGGTCGATGCGGCGCGTGCCGCCCGGGGTGACCTCCCACTCGGTCTTGGTGACTGCGAGGCGGCGCTGCTGCAGTGTGGCGCCGACCTGCGCGTCGCTCTTGACCTGCTGGTAGATCGCCCAGTCTCCGCCGCCGCGCGTCTGCAGAATGGTGTCTTGGGGGGCGAGCTGGGCCATCGGCGTGACATAGCCGCGAGTGATATCGCGCCCGTCGCGCGTGCTGGCGATCTCACGCAGATCGGGGGCTGGCTCGGCGAAGTCGGCGGGAAGCAGTAGACCGCTGGAGTGGAGGCGATGCGTCATGATCAGAGTCCGTAGGCCTTCGATGCGCCGGCAACCGTGCCCCAGCCGGCGGCGGTGAGAGTGGGCGCGGCATCATCAAGGTGGTGCGCGGCACGCTGGCCGGCGCCGCGAGCGAGCGAGTAGTCGGTCACACCTCCGTCGCCTGCCGCCGCAAGCGCCAAGGCCAAGGCCCAGAAGCGGTCAGCATGGCTACCATGTTCGCGATCGGCGACCAGCCGCGGAATGCCGGTGGGGCCAGCCTCGCGCTTGACGCTGTGGAGATCGGCGCGCAGCGCGCGATCGTCGGCAGGCAAGCGCACGCGGCGCGCCTCCATCAGACGCTTGAGGCGCGTGGCCATATCGAGTTTGGCCGCCGCACTGAAGAGCACGCCATGCACGCGCGAGGCGCCGTAAGCACGCTGCGCCTGCTCGACCACGGCCTCCCCCATCCCCGTCTGGTCCATGGCTACGCGCACAACCCTGTAGCGCCGCATAAGGTCGTCGAGTTCAGCGAGCTGATCGCCGAAGGGCGCGCGCCGCAGGATGCGCCGCTCTCGCGTCCAATAGACATCCCCCAGCGCTTCGAGCACCCAGAGCACGGTCAAGTCACCGCGCGCGGCGATATCCATGCCGATGAAGGCGGGGGCGTTCTGGTAGTGGGGCGGCTCGCCCGCCTCGCCGTCTTCGCACTCACTGATGAGCGCATAGGGCAGCCAAGCGGTGGCCTCGTCCAGGAACTCCAGCTCGAACTCCTGGCGCCATGCGTCGTCATCGCCGAGACCCGCGCGCAGCTGCTCCACGTCACGTGGCAGGCCATCAGCCACCGCCTCATGGATATCTACGACGTGACGACTCCAAACGGACCCAAGCTCCGCATCCGTCATCAGTCGGTGGAAGGCGTTGCCCTGCCCGTTCGGTGTCGATACCACGCGCAGCTTGAGACCGTTGCGAGAGACAACAGGGAAGAGTGCGCGCCAGATCTCGGCGCTGTCCTGATGGAAGGCGAACTCGTCGAGAAACACGTTGGCGCTGAAGCCGCGTGCGGTATCGGGGTTGGCGGGGAGCGCGGTGATGCGCGAACCGCCCGGGAATATGACATCGTGAGCGGTGATGGTTGGCGAGAAAGCGGTGCTGTGCGCCTCACACACCGCACCGATGGCGCGCACATGACGATCAACGCCCTCGCGCATCGCCTCCAGCGCCTGACGCTCGCCGCGCGAGAGGATCACCCAGCGCGCGCGAGCACCGCGCTCCTCAGCGGCCAGGCAGTCGAGCACGATCTCGAGCGTGGAAGAGAAGGTCTTGCCGGTCTGGCGTGCAAACATGCCGATCTTGAATCGGCTGGCGTCACTCACCCAGCGTCGTTGGTAGGGGTGGAGGATGCTCATAGGCCATAGTGCTCACGCAAGAGCGAGAGCACGTCGGACGAGGGGGTCGACGCCGAATGGCTCGCACCATCATCCAGGTCGCGAATGCGTCGAATCGTCTCGACAGCAATCCGATTCGCCTCGGCGATCACCTTGACATCCCTTGGCTCGCGGGCTGCTTCGACCATACCCGAGAGGCGATTGATGCAGCCACGCGCCACGGCAAGCCCCGCGCTCATATCGGCAACATCTTGGTTGGCCGCCTCGGCAATGGTACGCGCCGCGTACTGCGTACCCTCCCGCGTACCCCCAGCCATCGCCGCACGGACAATCTGCCGCTTGGTGCCACCTGGATCGCGCAACCAGCCTTCCTTCTTGGCGCGCTTGCGGATTGCGCCCTCTGAGATACCGTGCTGCCCCGCGATCTCGCGCAGGCTGTCTTTCCCCGCGCGATACGCCCCCTCCACAGCGACCCAGTCGACACACTTCCCCATCACATCGCTCCGCGCGTCACTTCCCACAGCAGCACAGCCAACGTGCCCGTCGTCCCAGCGATAGCTGCAACCTGGGCTGAAAACTGCCGCCGCCGATCACGCGCCTCGTCGACCATGTGCTGCTGCAACGCGAGCTGGACCTGATGAACATCGGCGCGCGTCGCGCCAAGCTCTGCGCGCACATCGTCGACGAGCTCGGTGAAGATGCGCACCGACTCGCGGGTGATGGCATGCTCCTTGGAGAGCGTCGTCAGCCCATCACGCAGCTCGCGCGCCTCAGCCTCGACGCGCTCGACGCGCAACCGCAGTTCGCCGACCTGATGCTCCAGCGATGCAGTCACGGATACACCGCCCGATCCAGCTCGAAGTGCGGGCCGTCGCGAAACCGCGGCCAGTCCCCGCCCCAGCGAATCGCCACCCCCAGCTCGGCGGCGGCGGCCTTGAAGGCCGCGGCGATGCGCGGATAGAGCGGCCAGTCCCAGCGCACGCCGCCATCGATCCAGGCGGCGACATCGATCGCGTGCCCGGTGAGATGACGCGAACGCAGGGTGCGCGAGGCCCCGGCGGCGACCAACGCGCGCTGCCGCGCCTCGCTGCGCCGCCCCTCGGTGACGACGAAGTCGACCTCGGTCAACTCCAGCGCGCGGCGCGCCACCCGGATCAGGTCGGGGTGGAGGTCGGCAAGGGCGCGCTCTGAGCGGTTGGAGAAGCGGAATCCGCTGGTCATCAGCGCAGCCGCAGCGGCACGCTCGCGCGCACACGCCCCCAGATCGCCACGCCGGCACCGGCCAGGCTGATGAGTTCGAGCGCGGCGTCGGTAAGAGCTGCGCTGTCGATGGTGACCCCGGCGGCGCTCGCGATCTGGGCGAGCACCACCATGAGGGCGCCGATCACGGCGCGGGACTGCCACCAGGGTTTCGAGTCCATGCGAGCGTCTCCGGTTGGTTGTTGACGCCTTCAGCATCGCCGCCCGGTGGGATCCTGTCAGTGAATCCGGGTTAGCGCGCCCGCCGATCAGCGCGCTCACGTCCTTTGGCTCGTGCCACGATGCGGTAGACGGACATCTCATGGATGTCGTACCGGCGCGCTAGAGCGCGAGCGCTGGCGACGGTGCCGTCGTACTCATCAGCGATCGCCCGGTCTCGGCGCCGGCGCTCGATCGCTGCAGCCGAGCCGACATAGACCTGCGAGCCCCGATACCGATCGAGCAGCGCCGCGGCGATCTGCTCGGCGGCGAGCAGCGCCTGCTCGCGCTCGAGCAGCGGCGCCAGAGTCTGGAGCGCTACGCCCTCCAGGGTGTCGGCGAGATCCATCCAGTGCCTCCTCATGCTGCGCTGATTCGTACCGTGAGACCGCCATCGCGAATGGGTGACCCGATGCGCGACGACACCGATAGCACCTGGCGGTCATCGGCATAAGCGACGTCCTGCAGGGCGTCGAGCGTGACCTTGATGGGCGCGTCGACATCGAGCCGAGTCTGGCTTGCAACACCCTTCGCGGTGAGCCTCGGATGCAGGACCATCTCGACCGCGACGGCTTGCTTCGTCGGTCGCACCCCGGCGACCTTGGCGCGCAGCGCCGTTTCACGCTTCCAATTTTTTGCTGCATCCGTGGCGATCACCTTCCCCCTAGCGACGCGCCACAGCCGGTTGGCGCCCGGCGGATACGGTAGCCTGACCTCAATCATCGCCACCCTCCCGCCGCTCAGCCTCATCACTCCCCGGCTCGTAGCACCCCGCCGGGCAGGCGGAGAGCCGCCGAACGGGCCAGCCGTAGATCCCGCGCTCGCAGCGCTCGGCGCGGCAGTGGGTGCAGCTCCAACAGGTGAGCGCCGGGGCGTCTTCGCGCTCAGAACGGGATGTCATCGTCATAGTCTGCACCGGAGGTCGTAGGGCGCTCACTGGAGCCTTGAGCGCCGCCGCCATGGCCTCGCCCGGCCTGGGCGCTCTGACGGCCTCCTGCGCCCACCTGCCCGTCTCCAGCCCCATCAAGCATCTGCATCGTCCCGCTGATGTCGACCACCACCTCGGTGGCGTAGCGATCCTGGCCGTCCTGGCCCTGCCACTTGCGGGTGCGCAGCTTGCCCTCGATGTAGACCTTCGAGCCCTTGCGCAGATACTGCTTGGCGACCTCGGCGACCTTGCCGAAGATGGCCACGTTGTGCCATTCAGTGCGCTCGCGAGTCTCGCCGGTGGCGCGGTCCCGCCAGCTCTCGCTGGTGGCGATCCGCAAGTTGGCCACAGCGTCGCCGCTGGGCATGTGGCGGATCTCGGGGTCGGCCCCGAGGTTGCCGATCAGGATCACCTTGTTGATGCCGCGAACCGCCATCAGCCCGCCTCCTTCGCGTGTTGGTTCTGGTGCGCCTCGAGAGCGGCAAGCGCCGCGCGCTTGCGCGCGACGATCGTCTCCGCGCGGCTCGGCCCCTCCGGCTCGGCGCGGCGCCCGGCGCTGGCGATCGCCTCGCGCAGCTCTGCCAGGCGGCGGCGCGTCGGTTCATCCCCGCCGGGGAATGGCACGACGGTCGTGCTGCCCGAGAGCAGGCCGGCGACCGCGGCGGCAGCGCCTTCTGGTTCAGGTGGCGGTAGATGGCGAGCCGCCGCCTCGCGTGAGATCAGGCCGCGCCGCACGGCCTCCTCAACAGCCCCGGCGCGCTTCCCCTGGTTCCACCCCAGCGACAGGCGCCATGTCGGCGTCCGCCCCTCCAGCCGACGCTCACTGACCACGCGCTCGTAGACGGACTTGAACGCCATGCGAGCGCCGACCTTGTCCGCGGTCTCGTCCCACACCGCCTTGGCCGCGTTCGCCGCCTCCTGGATCTCGTCGTTGGTGCAGACCGAGGCCTCCTCATCCAGCGAGGCCAATGCCAGCGCCCAGGCCTCATCGGCACCCGGGCGGCTCACCGCCGAAGGCAGGCAGCCGAGCACCGCCGCCGGAGTCGGTGGGTAGCGCCCCTGCTCAGGGTCCTGGGTGTAGCGCGAGAAGGCCGCGCGCACCTCGCCGAGCGGGTGGCGCTCGAAGGCTCCCCACCACAGCCCCGCTGCCGCCGGCGTGATCTGGCGACCGTAGAGCTCCAGCAGCCCGACCAGCAGCTCCCCGAACTCATGCTTCTCATCAGCCCTCATGACGACATACCCCCTCGAAGACGTTGCCCTGTGCGGGTGGCGACGATCCGCCAAGCCATGCATCCATGGCCGCCCGGTTGCGCTCGGCAAGCGAGGCGCGAGTGCTGGAGCCGGCGGAGCGCACCGCCTTCGCGTTGTCCTCGCGCCGGACCCAGTTGCGCCAGGTCGCCAGCCAGTCGCACTTCACGCCAGCCTGACCCGGCTTGGCGATCCAGTAATCACGGAACAGCGACCAGGTCCGATCCGGGTCGAGGTCCGGGCGGTGCTGCTCGGCAAAGGCTCGCCAGTCGGGCGGTAGCTCGGTGAGCGTCAGGCGCGCACCGCGCGCTTGAGCCGCCCGGCCCTTGGCTGCTGGCCTCGCCGCCTCGCGCGCCCTCTCTCCCTCCTGTTCCTGTTCCTGTTCCTGCTCCTGTTCCTGGTTACCCAAACCCTTACCGGAACCCTTACCCAAAGGGTTTACCGAAGGGTTCCCGGAACCCTTATCCAAAGGGTTGTCTGCGCGGTCATCGACACCTTGGCCTGTCGGCTCGGAAACACTTGCCGAACCTGTTTCCTCTGCACCGCATAGCCCCTCGCCAGCCGGTTTCGTCGACCCTTTCGGCGACGGTTCAGCAAACCCTTCATTGCCCTGTTCGCCGGCGGACGAATGCGCCCGAGACCTGCGCGACGAAAGCTCCTCAAGGGGCTCGCCGGACTCACCGACCACGGCCCCGAAAACGGGAGCGGATAACAGGGTGTCTGAATGCTTGCCGCCGTAGCGCTGGATCGACGCTGCCAGCTCACCGATGAACGACGCTTTGGAAGGCACCTTGGCGATCAGCTTGAGCGCGGCCTTGGCTTGGTTGGGATTGTCGATCGGGTTGTACTTCAGGTACTTCGGCAGCAGCACCCAGCCCGTCGTCTTGCAGCGCAGCACCAAACCGAACCCCTGGAGCTGCGCGAACGCCTCCTCGATCGCCTCCTGCGGCAGACGCAGATCATCCATGGCGTACCCGGTCGAGAGCCGATAGCAGCCGAGCATGTTCGAGTGCTGACTGGTCAACAGATAGACGGCGAGCAACCGCGCCTCGACGCTCAGCTCCGCGATATCCGGTTGCTCCCAGAACTTGGTGTGAATGCGGCCGTAGTCCCTCATGGCGAGGCTCCTGCGTCCTGGGTGTGTCGTGCCTCACTCGCGCACCAGTCGCCTATCTCAGACAGCCTCACCCCAGCCCGCCGCATCGCAACGGCCTCAGCCCAGTCGCCCCGATGCTCCAGCGCGCGCCACCGCGCTTCGGCACGCCGCGCCACGGCGCGGGCATGCTCGGCGAGGCGCAGTAGCTCGGCGTTGATTGTCCGGTCCATCAAGCGCCTCCTACAGCGCGCAGCGTGCGCCGACGCTCATCGTCAACCTGCTCGCCGGGCTCCGTGCCCTCGCCCTGGCCGCCGTCGGCTGCGGCGAGCGACTGGAGCTGTCGCAGTAGACCGGTCAGAGCGCGGATCTCGGCATGCACGGCCTGGGTGTAGCGCTCCAGCTCGTGCGGCTCGACACGGTTGTCGTCCAGCGTCTCCATCAGCACGCCGTCGTGTGCGCCGCGCAGCATGCCGAGTCGTGCCAGCGCGTTGAACAGCGCCTCGGCGGCGGCGTCCTGGTCTGGCTCGACCGGGATCGTGCCGAGCCCGAACTCGGCGTTGAGGGCATAGAGCGGGCGGAGATCGCCCGTGCGGTGCAGCGCCTGGCGCAGCGTCCGCAGACCGACCTGATGGCCTGGCTGCCCGCTCACCTGGTTCACGAACGTGCCGGGTTGGCGCTCCAGCTCGCGCGCAAGCCGAAGGATGCCGCCGGGAAACTCGGCGGCCATGCGGTGGATGGCGAGGTCAACGGGGTCATCGAGGATCATGCGGGCCTCCTGGGTGGGATGACGTGGCGGGTCGCGTCACCACCACGTCGAATGTCACTGCGGGCCTGACCGATACTGACGAGCAACAGGGCACCTGGACGAAACCGAACTCGGGTCACAGTCGCAAGCGAGGACTGCCCCAACGTCCAGTTCTTCATCAGGCGGCCTCACGGGGCTCGTCCTCGTGCGCCGGCCAGAGGTCAGGGCGCAAGTCGCTCAGTGAGAGGGCGCCGGGCTTGCGCTCGTTGACGACGCGGACGATGGTTCGGCAGCGCTCGGCGGGCGGGCGCCCTCGCTCCCACTTGCGAACCGCTTGGTAGGTCACCCCACACTCCTTCGCCAGCTGAGAGAGCCCGACGATATGGATGGCTTTGGTAATCGCGTTCATGCGACAAAGATTATGACCGAAAGTTACCTCAGTCAAGGACTGATAGTCCCAGCCCGAACGGCCAAAATAGAACTTATGGTTATGCAAGATGAGCGACAGGCCTTCTCGGCCCGGTTCAACTCGGCACTCGACGAGATTGGCGTTCCCCCGAAAGGGAGAGGGCGGCAAGTCGTTGTCGCTCAGATGTTCGGGGTAACGCAGAAGGGAGCGCGAAAATGGCTGGAGGGGGAGTCGATCCCCGCAACCAAACGCCTGCCCGCAATCGCCAGGGAGATTGGGGTAAGGGCGGAGTGGCTGCTCAGCGGGGAAGGGCCAAGGAAGCCTGAAGAGCGGTCGCCCGCCAACGCCGCCGACGCGCACCCCTGCGAGCGCCCGCCAGAAACGCCCGCGCCCTCCTCGCCTCCAGGCTTGGCCGCTGATATTACGGGCACGGTCATCCACCCGATCGTCGTCTGGGACGACCCGGCGGACCTGCCCGAGGGGCAGTACGTGTTGATCCCGCGCCGCCGCGTCGCCTTCTCGGCGGGCAACGGCAACCTGGTGTTCGAAGAGGAAGAGGCTCCGCCACTCGCTTTCACCTCCGACTGGGCACGCCAGACCGGGGTGCGCCCGAGCAACGCGGTGGTGGTCTACGCCAAGGGCGACAGCATGGAGCCGAGCATCTGCGACGGCGACGTGCTGCTGATCGACATCGACACGGCCGGCGACGACATCCGAGATGGGCAGGTCTACGCGATCCGCTATGGCCACGAGCTGCGCGTCAAGCGGCTGTTCCGGCGCTACGACGGTTCACTGATCCTGCGCTCGGATAACGCCGGTCGCTACCCCGAGGAGATCATCCCGCCGAAGGATCAGAGCGGGCAGGTGCATGTGATCGGGCGGGTGGTGTGGCGTGCGGGTGGAGTTTGAAGATCTCAGGCTCGCAATTTTGCTAGACTGCGCGTTGCGTCTCTCAGCAAACGATCGAGCCCCTTGATGCCACACGCCCACCTTCGCGTCACTTACGATGGCCCCGCCCTGGCGAGCCATGAGATGGACGTCAGGGACTTGGCGCCCGCCTTGATTGCGATCGGCAACCTGCTCGATACAGCAACGCGTGCAATCAATGCCGAGCGCGCCCAAGCGCAAGTGAATGTTCGCGCAAGCTTCCGGACGGGTTCTTTTGGCATTGACTTCGCTGTCGCAACCGACTGGATAGCTAAAGTTCGCGACATGCTTGTTGCTGATGAAGCCACTGCGATTCTGAATGCGGCCGCATTGCTGTCTATCATCGGGCTTGCGCCGAAGGCTGGGCAAACAATCGCTACCAGCCTGATCGGTGTACTTAAATGGTTGCGGGGGCGCAAGATTGAGCGTGTCGAAATTCTTGAGCATGGCCGAGTACGTTTGCACGTCGACCGCGACCAGCTCGAAACAGAACAAGCCGTGATCACTTTGCTGCGAGATCGGCGTGTACGCGAAGCGCTCGACAAAGCACTTGCGCCGCTGGACCAAGACGGCATCGAGACTTTCGCTAGCGGTGGAGATGATGCGATTTTCGTTACGATCGAACGCTCAGAGCGGCAATGGTTTGTCGCGCCGCAAGAGCAGGAGGCTCTTGTTACTGAAGAGGAATACAGGCGAGTTTTCTCGATCGTCTCACTCGCTTTTCAAGACGGAAATAAATGGCGACTGAATGACGGCAATGCGACAGTTCACGTCACCATGTCAGACCAAGTCTTTCTTGATCGCGTAGATCAAAACCTTGAGACCTTCTCAAAAAATGATTTGCTTTTCTGTCGCGTGTTAGCTCGTCAGTGGGAAACCTCTTCAGGAACTCGTAGTGAATACGAAGTTCTTGAGGTCATAGAGCACCGCCCAGCTGGACACCAGATTCCGCTACCTCTCGATCAGTCTGGCGTCGATAACTAGCTACCCCCGCCCCATTGCCTCCCGAGCCGCCTGCGCAAGAAACGCCGAGCGGCTCAGATGCCGCGCCTTGGCATGAGCGTCGATGCTGCGCAGCAGCCTGCGCGGCACCGTGATGTTGATCTTCTCCGCCGGGCCGAAATAGCGCTCCACCGGCACATCGACAAACGCCCACACCGCCCCGGCCAGATCGGGGTTTGCCTGGTGCTCGGCCAGGGGGCGCGTGCTCGGGATATCCGTCCCCTCCTCCATCAATAGCTCGACATGGGCATCGATCGCCTCCCGCGCAGCCTCGATGGCCGCGTCGAGCGACTCACCCGCCGAGAAGCAGCCCGCCAGATCGGGCACCGTGACCCCGTAGGCCACGCCATCATCAGTGTGCAACGCCAGGGCGAAACGCACGACTCACCTCCAAGGCCAACCGGCCTGTCGATAGATGCTGCGCAGAGTGGAGAGCGGGATGTCGGCCTTGGGGTGCGGCACCGTCACCAGCCCAGCCTGACCGGGGCGGCGAAACTGGTGGTGGGAGCCCTTCACCCTCACCAGCTCCCACCCGTCGGCCTGCAGCCGCTTGATCACTTCGGCGCTTTTCATGGTGTGGAGTCTACCCACTGCGGGGTGGGCGTCAACTGGATGCGACTCATCTCGCCCCAAAAGGTAACTTTTGGTGCTTGACCAAAGTAACCGCTAGTTCTATATTCACCCTCAACAGCCGCCCCAAGCGGCCAACCGAGGGAGACCACCATGCACCCCGACACCGACACGGCATACGCCGAGCACGACTACCGAGCTGACCAGCTCGCCAGCTGCGCCACAAAGGCCGACATGCTCGCGAAATTCCCCGGCGCCGACGGCCCGCAGGACCGCACCGGCATCGACTACGAGATCTGGGATCTGGGCCACGGCCTGTATGCCGGCGTCTGCGAGTGCGGTCACGTCTGGGAGCACTCCTGGCAGACCGAGACGCACGAGTGCCCGAACTGCGCCACTGAGCTGGCCGAATCCATGGACGGCGTCGAGCTGCTGGCCGAGAGCTGCACCAGGCTCAACGACGCCGACCTGGCCAAGCTCGCCCGAGATGTCGATCACCTGCGCGACCGGCTGCGCGCCGAGGTGCACCTGCGAGTCGAGCGGCGGCATGCCCAGCGGCAGGCCGTCCTGCCGCTGGAGCGGAGGGCCGCAGCATGAACGCATCCACACCAGCGGATAGCCTCTCGGCACTGGTCGAACAGCTCACCGCCGCCGAGATCGAGCGCCTGTCCGCCGAGCAGCTCCAGCGCCTTGATGCCCTGCTCTACGCCGCACACGCCCGCGTCGTCGAGGCGCGTTATGTGCGGGCGTTCGAGGATCTGCGCTTGGCGAGGGCCGCGGCATGAGCCTCGCCAAGCGCAACCGGAGATAGCCATGCACAAGATCACCGTTTACGTCGCCGGCGATCGCAGCGCCGGTGAGGTCGCAACCTGGCTGCGCTCAATCGGCGCGGATATCAGACTGGACGGCGCGGGAAACCTCGTCGCCATCGACCACAGCCTGACCGACGCCGAGCGCGCGGCTATCACGCCCAGCCGTCAGGCGAACGTCCTACCACTGCGACGTCGTTCCCGGCACGCCCGGCCATCACGCACCGATCCCGGAGACGCAGCATGACGCGCACGCGATTGATCTCCATCTGGGCCCTGCTCGTCACGCTGTCTGTGACCCTGCAGGTATCGATTGGGCTCGCAATCTGGAGGGCATAGAGATGCCTGTTAATGACCTCCGGCGATCAGCCGCCGGCCACAACACCACCGACAAGTTGCATCCCTCCTGGCCGATCCCCGGCATCTGTGCCGAGCTGACCAGTGCGGCCGAAGGGCTAGTTCAGATCCACCGCGCCACCGGAGTCGCCCCAAGTGACGCGCTGTGCGTCGCGCGCGAGGAGCACATTGCAGCACTCCGCGAACTCACCGAAGAGTTGATCGACCGGACGCAGGCGCCCGGCGAGGGGTTGCGCGATGCGGCCTGATTTGGACGAGCTGCTCGCCCGAGCAGCCAGAGCATTAGGGATGCCTGCGGCGTTGGCCGCAGTCGGGGCGCTACTGCTGGCGGCGTTGGCAGCGGGAGGTGGGGCGTGAGTGCTGTAGCTGTGGCGGCGGATTACGCCAGCGTCGATGGGTATCCGCTGGGCCTGCATCACAACATTCCATTCGAGACCTATCTGCGACTGCCTGCGATCTCCTCGCACGGCCTGATGCTCATCGAGCGCAGCCCGATGCACTACCAATGGGCGCAAGAGGACGCGGCCCACGCGACCAGCAGCCCCAAGCGACGCGGCACGCTGGCCCATGAGCTGGTCCTGACCCCCGAGCAGGCCGATCACATCCTCTCACCGGTCGGGGTCAACCCAACCCGCAACGCGGATAAGGCGCGACTCATCGAGCACATCTGCACGACGCTCAATCTCCCGCCGCCCGAGGTCGACGTCGAGGGGCCGCCGCGAGCAGTGCTCGATGCGCAACTCGCGGCGGTAAAAGCCGCGATGACCGAGCGTCGGCGATATCTCATCAGCGATACCGAATTGGCCACGGCGCAGGCTATGCGCGACGCCGTCATGGCCCAGCCGTTCGCCCGCGCCCTGCTCGCCGATGGTGACCCCGAGGTGACGATGCTGTGGGAGCGCGACGGCGTCTCCTGCAAGGCGCGTGCTGACTGGGTCTGCGGCGGCCATCAGGTGATCGTCGACCTCAAGACCGCTGCCGACGCCGGCGAGCAAGGCTTCCGTCGTGCAGTCGGGCAGTGGAAGTACCACCTCCAGGCGGCGCACTACATCGACGCGGCTCGCGCCACCGGCCTCGGCGAGCGGACTTTCGTGTTCATCGTCGTTGAGAGCGAGCCGCCGCACGGCGTCGCGCTCTACCAGCTCGGAGAGCGTGAGGTGCACGCCGGGGGCGTCCGCATCCGCCGTGCGATGGATGCATACCGAGAGTGTATCGATACCGGACACTGGCCCGGCTATCCGACCGAGATTTCACCCATTGAACTGGCGCCCTGGGCGCTGTGAGGAGGACCTGACATGCTGCCTGCCCAGAAGCAGAACTACACCACCATCGCACAGATGATGGAGAGGAACCGCGACAGCATCGCGGCGGCGCTGCCCAAGCACTTGACCGCCGAGCGTCTGAGCCGTGTCGCGCTTGGCGAACTGCGCACGAATCCAAGGCTGCTGGATTGCAACCCGACCAGCCTCATGAGCGCGATCGTCAAGGCGAGCCAGCTCGGCCTGGAAGTCGGTTCGGCCATGGGGCACGCCTACCTCGTCCCCTACAAGACCGAATGCACGCTGATCATCGGCTATCGCGGCATGATCGCGCTCGCGCGTCGCTCCGGCGAGATCCAGTCGATCACTGCGCGCGTGGTCTATGCCCGCGACACCTTCGAGCTGGAGTACGGTCTTGAGGAGAAGTTGCGCCACATTCCCAGTACCGACGAAGACCCCGGCCAGGTAACGCACGTCTACGCCGTAGCCAAGCTGCGTGACGGCGGCATCCAATACGAAGTCATGACGCGCGCTGAAGTCGAGGCGGTCCGTAAGCGGTCACGGGCCGGAGGCAACGGCCCCTGGGTGACCGATTGGAGCGAGATGGCACGCAAGACCGTCATGCGCCGCCTCTTCAAGTACTTGCCGATGTCGATCGAGATGGCAGATGCGATGGCTGCCGAGGTAGATGAGGATCGGCTGCCGGAGCGCGCTGTGGCCGCTACGGTGGTTGACCTCAACACTCATCTCGCGGCCAGCGTCGAGCGCGATAGCCCCGTCGCAGGCGGCCAGCAGCCGCCGGTGGCGCCCCAGAGCCCGGAGGTAGGCGAACCCAGACAGGCCGCCGATCACCACCCCAGCACCGGCCCCAGCACCAGCGCTGACGCGGCCTCAGCGCCGAGCGATGCCGCGCCGAGCACCGACCCCGAGCAGGCGCCACAGGAGTCCGGCGCCAACCTCGACGACGGAGACGGTGCCGTCGACGCCCGCGGCATCCCTTGGGATGAGCGCATCCACTCATCGAGCCGGGGTCGCACGGCCGACGGGTCGTGGCGCCGCAAGCGCGGCGTCGACCCGATGACTGTCGAGCGGATCGAGCGGGAGTTGATGGCTGAGGGCGACCCGACCACCAATCCGCCGTCCGACGAGATCGGCCAGGCCCAGGCTCAGACCCAGGACCAACCGGACGCGCCGCCGCTCACCATCGACCGCATCCTGGCCGGCATCTCCGCCGCGGAGGACTCCGATACGGTCGATGAGTGGGTTGATCTGTCGCGCGACATCAACCCTAGCGTCGCGCGAGGCGACCAGATCAGGCGCGCAGCAAACGAGCGGTGCGCGTACCTGGAGGCGCGCGCGGCGCGGACCTGACCCCACTCACCAGTGTGCCCGGCGCCAAGCCGGGCAGGAGAATCGCATGTTCAAGAACGCCAGACTCTATCTCCTCGAACAGCCCGTCCGCATCGACGGACAGGAACTCGAGGCCCAGCTCGACGGGCGCCGGTTCCGCCCCTGTGGTCCGCTGGAGACCGCGACCATGGGCTGGAGCGCGCCGCTCGGCGAGGACGGCGGGGCGCTGGTCCACCCCCTCGAGGGCTGTCTGCTGATCTGCGCGCGCAAGCAGGAGCGTCTGCTGCCGACGGCGGCGGTGAAGG